CAACCTTGGTCAATGATATCGAAGACATCACCTTCGTGGTGGGGGCCGGAGCTGTCCGTCGGCAGTAGATCGCAGGACATAGCCTCGTGACCTCGGGCAAGGAACGCATCGCGAACCACGCCCGAGTATTCACAAGCGATTAGAACTTTCACTGGATTTCACAGAATCCGGCGGCACAGGCAAGTTCCTGGCTCCCGGTAGTATGATCTTCCAGTTCATATTCACTCAGCCTCTCCCACTCAATGCGGGCGGGGCTTTTTTGTACCCAAGCCTCATACTCTTCTTTGTCAATCTCTTGATATGGAGCCTGACGATAGGTATGCTCGCTGTAAGGAAGAAATGACACGCCAGAAAGAACGTCCCAATTTTTCCAGACCCAAGCCTGTACATCCATCCATTCGTCCTCTTTAACATTGATTGTAATCGAGGGCTTATGTTCACACCATTCTTCCTGGAGAGTTTTCCAAATATCGAGGTGCTCAATAGCAGTAATATCTGCACGGACAGTGGCCCCGTCAGGCGCGCGTTGAGGGAAGCTAAATACCACTGTATCTTGAGGCTTCGTAACATCGGGCTCATTAGGGACTCCTTGGGCAATCAGGAACTGCGTAAGAGGGTCTTTAACGTCTCCGCGTACCGTGCGAACATAATACTCAGACCAGCGAGGGTGAATACCACTAGCAGAGTCAACAAGCTGTGACACAGTACCCGAGGGTTTAACACAAGTAGTAGCAGTCGACTGAGGGATGCCAAGGTGCTCAGCCCAGGTCTTGTTAGTCTCGACTACTAGGTCGCGCAGCTCGTTGAGCAACTCTTTGTCCCGACACAGAGTGGGGTGGTCAAGAATGCCGGTGAGAGAGACTCCAAGCAGTCGCTCTTCTTCTGTGTTGGTCTGCCAAATCTTACGCAGGTACTTAAAGTTGGTTAGAGTGCTTTGGAGGGTACCGAGGATGGTGGCCGCGATACATTTGTCTCGAAGTATGTCAGGTGTGTCGGTCGCTCGAACAACAACTTCGCTAAGGTTGCAGAACTGGTAGGGTCGGAGAATGATTTCACTGCACGGATTTGTTCCAAAATCGTGATTAGACTCTCGTCGGCCAAACCGTGCAGCCTGTCGCTGGCTAGCATCTCTGCTAAACATTCCTCGCTCACCGCTATGCGAGTCGTACAACGCTTTCCATTCACCAAGGAAGACAGAAGTATCAGGCCTTCCGATGTATGTTGCGGAATTATTAGCAAGTGCTCGCTGGACATTTCCGTCCCACCAATTTCCACTTTTAGCTCCTCGCATGCGATCATCGTTGACATCAGAAAGAGAGATCATGGCCGATCGACGCACGCCGCCAACAACGACGACCTCGCCAATCTTGCACATGATGTCATGGCACTCTAGGGTTGATAGCCTTCGTCCTTTAGCCTTCGTGAAAGTATCGACGACAAAGCGGAAGAGGCTCTCCAATGGCTCAGGCCCACTTGCCCGACCGCCAAACGTTCGAAGTCGCTGTCCTGCACCTCGAACTTTTGATGTGTCCCATCGCGGAACTTGACCAGTATAGAGGAGACCAACAAGCTCTCGCAGGGAGCGGGCCCAGCCTTCTTTGGAGTCTGCGACATGGATAGTGGTTTCCGTTTCTTCGAAGTGTTCATTGACAGGAGGCAGCTGGTCGACGTTGCGCTGTTCTACCGAGAAGCCGACCCCCGTCCCACACATGAGGACAAACATAGCCTCGTCGAAGGCGCGTGGCGAGTCAACGGGCATATAGGCACAGTTGTAGCCAGCCACATTGTTACGCTCGAGGGCCGGGCCCGCTGTCATGAGAGCCCGCATCGAAGGCATTACCTCGAGGTTGACAATCTTCTCACGCAGCTTAACGTGGGTCTTCTCGGGAATATGCTGACTAAAAAACCCGAGGTAGCGATCAACTACTTCGGGCCAGGTCTCTCGTCGGTTCTCATCATCCAGCCAGCGACTGTAGCGGGAGGTAGCAATAAAAGTTTGGTAGTCGTTAATGGGTTGTCTCCAAGTTAATCATGTTCATCGAGGTAGCGCAGCCAGTCTTTCTGGCGCTTGTGTTTCGGGAGCGAAGCTGGGACAATTCTCGGTCGATACTTCTGACTATGCAGATCGCGCACGAGTTCGCTCCGTTTCTTCGGCAATGGTCTCACTGGCTTTCCCGGGCGACGGCCTGTCATCGACTAGGACTCCAAGTGAGGCGGCATCCATGAGGATACAGGCACAGGCTGCTACGTGGGCTAGGTGGTGGACATCGGCATCTTGACTCCGCTCTTCACCGTCCTGGTAGGCCATAATGTGTCGGTACATGGCATCAAGATAGGTCGTAATAGAGACCGGGTCTTTGCGCCAGTTGTAGGGGCCGTACTTGGCAGCCCCGTCGCGGAAAGCCTGGGCGATGTTAAGAATGGCCACCGGCGGCACAAGGCCCACCGGCGGTTTCATCCGACCGACACCTGCTTTAGGGTTGGTGTCCTTAGTCTTCATCTATTGAGAAAATTCCTGTTTCTTGAATGAGCTCTGAGTTGTCCATACAGCGGTCAAAGAACACCTCCCAGATATCTTCAGCTGTAAGGCCTAGGATTTCTGCAAGGCTTACGCCGTCGTATCGCTCAATGAGCCTCTCCCGGAATTCTTGGGTTAGTGTGTAATCCATCTCACTTTAAGCCGCCGTAGGCTTCCTTAATCCGTTTCATTGAAATATGCTCCACATCATAGGAGCCGTTTTCGACACCACGCTTGACTACGACACCGGCGTTCCACATTTGGTTAGCGGGTCCTGCGAAGTCAGCATGATAGTCCTGATACACTCCGACAACACATCCGTGAATTTTGTTTCCTCGGACATCACTTCTGACACAGTAGTCGAAAAGATGGCTGTGACCTTGGGTACAGGATGCGAGTTGTTTGAGGATGAGTGTCTGAGCGTGGCGTTCACCGGAGATTGGTCGTCCCATGATGCCACTTGTGAAGTAATGCTGGTACGTAACCCCGTCAATATTGACTGGAGTGAGGAATGGGTACTCTTCCCATCCATACTCTTTGGATTGCAGATCGGAAAGACCAATGGTGCCCTCGAGAACGGGGTCTCGATCAATAGCCTTAGAAATACGGGCTTCGTGGTTTCCGAGGGTCCTGACGAATCGGGGCAGCTTTTTCTTTTGCCTGCGGATGATCTCAATCATTTTCTCCTGGGCGTCTAGTCCGGCATCAATATCTCGTCGATAACGACGACCTTCAAAGCCTTTAGTCCCTTTATCATAGTGGCACAGTGAGGGCATGTCCCACCAGTCACCGATATCCACAACAACGTCGGGTTTGATGTCGTTGATGAGGTGTCCGAGCCACTGGTATCGCTTGTTGTTGAAGTCGGGGTGTGCATGGCTGTCGGGCACGACAAGGTGCACTTGGCTCCTTTTAGTAATTATGTTGGCGATTATAATGCTCCATTAAATACGCCGAGCCAGCCTCCAAAATATCTGAAGAATCTCGGGCATGTCCGAGCATTAGATTGCACCTATGGCACAAAATACCCCGAACTAGGTTTGTTTCATGGTCATGATCTACGTGCCAATCACGAGTTCCCCGCTCTGAGTCCTGACAAATGGCACAACATTTATTTTGTGATTGCCACATTTGTTCGTATTCAGCTTCGGTAAGACCGTATAGTTTTAGTTTACGTTTGCGCTCAGACTTTCGAGAACTCTCTCGGGCCTTATCAGGGTTGTTGAGCTTCCAATTTCTTGCTTGTTCTAGTTGACGCGCCTTACGCTCTGGCGTCTCCCTGTGCCAACGGCTCAGCTCAGCCATTCGTCAGGTATTCCTTCATGAGCCCATAGGAAGCCATTGCGGGTCGCCCACTCTCCATACGTCTGTTTCTGTCCACTAATTTTTGCGTGTGCGTTATAGAAGACAAAGCGAATATCTAGGTGGGGGTGCTGGTCACGTACCGCGATCATCTTTGCGGCCTCACCAGCACCCCGTCTGAAGTGACCCTTAGACTCAATAACGATTCCATTCGCGAGGACAAAGTCTGGCGTATAGGAATGTGACTGAGTGTAGGGCAACTTCAGTGTCTCGTATTCGAACCCCATCTTGCGTTTCTTGAGGGATGCCGCGAGACTGCGTTCGAAGGCATTACGCATTAGCTGTGGAGCTTAGCCTTAGGCTCTAGGCGCTTGATCGACCGCACGTTGTCCATCGGGGTGGCAAACAGGAGCTTGCCGTCTTCAGTCACTGTGCCAGCGAATACGGGATTAAAGGACAGGAGACCGTGTTCGATGATCTCGGTGCCGTCTTTGAGGGTGAAGTTGTAGTCATAAGTTTGTTCTGGGGCCACTTTGGGCTGCCCATCTAGTCCGACAATGTTTGTCATTGTTCTCTTTCTTAGAAGGTTAGTTCGGGTACTTTAGGTTCTTTGGCGACCTCAATGAGGTGCTTAGGGCCACCGGCGTACAGGAAGGTTCTTACGCCCACTCCACCATTTGCATCAGCCCAACAACGGAACTTGTGAGGGCAATAGCTACACCCAACACTAAGAGCGAGGTTGCCACTAAGACCGTCTGGAACAGCTTCGTAGCAGCGCTCCGGCTCCTCGGAGTCAACCACCACTTCTTTAAGGTGCTCAATGCGCTCTTCAATGCGAAGCCCCTCTGTCTCTTCCTGCGGTACTTTGAGGAGAGCAAGGTGGCCGTTCTGTTTGTCGCCTGCCAGGAAAGCTCCTGGGAGATTGAGAGCCGTGGAGTAACCACCGATTTGGTCGATGTATCCGAACGGGTCGTCATCGGCAAGTGTTCCATATTTAAACTTCTTGAAGGCGTAGGTCGATGCAGATTTAACGTCTACAACGTGGCCATCAATTACTGCGTCGATGTGGCCTTTGATGCCGTTGATTTCGACTTCGGCTTGCTCTTGGGAGACTTCGTGTCCGGCTGCTTTTGCGAGGAAGAGGAGGACGGACTCGTAGATGTCTCCGATGAGGAACTTGAGGAGCGTGTGGGGTTCCAGAACTTCTTTGCTGCCGTCATCATGGAACTCATACCAGAGCTGACGGTCCGGCTTGCCCAGATTGGACATGCGAAGAGTAGCAGCACGAGGGTCGGCAGCAGACCTGAGACGACTTGATACCACGCTGGCCAAGTCTGCAGCAAATCCGCTGACCAGTTCGTCGCTCGGGTTAGCGCCATGTCGAAAGAGATCATAGATGTCTTCAACGAGGCTTTCAATTTGTTTAGCAATAATTCTTATCCTTTAAATTGGTGCACGGTCGGCCCCATACCCGTCGCCCCCGTGCAGCACCTCCACGCCTAATCGCCGGAGGGCCCCTTCGTAGTTAGCCTTCGTTGAAGAAGTCGTACATCTCTAGGATGGCGTCTTGGTAGCCGTGCTGATAGTCAGAGTCGGCCGGATCATCGTCAAATGTCGACAGAGTCTCTTCGAGATACTGAATGACGTCGATCTTGTCCTCCATCACTGGGTCCAATCTTCGACAGTGCCATCCTCATTATAGGTCGGCAGGTCCTCATCATCACCGCTGCGACCTTCGTAGGCTACATGCTCCACGACCTGCATCTTGATGAGACCAGGCTTCGTCTCGCCCTCGTACTCATTCAGAGCGATCTTGAAGTTGCAGACCGAGCCATTGCCAATGAGAGCCTTCTGGTCCCACGGTTGACCCTTTTTGTTGACGACCTCGATGGGCTTGCCAGCCGAGCCGTCCTTCTTCAGTTCACGACGCTTGAACGTAAGGAAGTCCCCGCGATCATCGTCTTTATTCTTAATGGCTGACTTCGACATGCCAGCCTCAATGAGCCGCGCTTTGGTCGGAGCGTCAATGCACAGATCGACGGACCATTCTTTGTATTGCTTTTTGTAACCCCAAGCGGGAGCGCCAAGAACTTTGGCGTAATGTACTGGACCTTGAATAACCAAGTTTGTTTTCCGTTTCTTATTGTTTGTTGGTTGGCAAAGGATACAGGACTCGAACCTGTCTATCCGGTTTTGGAGACCGGTGCATCGCCCCTTAATGCTTATCCCTCAAAGGTGGTTGAAACCTTATTCTATATTATAGCATAATTGACAAAGAAGTCAACTAGAAAATAGCGTGATCGTAGCGGCCTGCTCTTACCTTTTCGTTGTTATAGCGTTCGCGAAGTTCTGCATAGGCTTCTTGAAGGGCTTTGAATGCCGCTTCAAGTTCGGCCCTTGACATTTTAGAAATATGTGATATAATATTCTTGCCCCGAAGGTGAATAGGTGGGGTCACAGGACATTCCAATAGTGATCCTCTTCTTCCTTAGTGAGTTTCCGCCCAGGAGTACCCGACTTTGTAATCACCGTCGAGGGGGACGCTAAACCCGAGCTCTTCGCCAGATGCAACAATGCTCGCAACTGCCAGCTTGCCAAACTCTTCAGCGTCAGTGTGTAGGACGTCGTGTTGTCCTTCGTCATGGATGTCTCCAACTTTCATTTGGTCGATGCCTTTCTCTTCACACCAACGGTCGAGGATAATAGAGGCTACCTTCATAGTGATGCCACCGGCTGATTGCAGCTTACTGTTAAGCGCTGCGTGCGGCGAGAGGCACCGGACATAGCCACCGTCAATGGTCTGAATCCAGCCCGAGGCTTGCTCGTCCTGGGCCTCCTTGATGGCATTCTCGAGGCCTGGGGTGGTCTTCATGAGAACCTCACGGGCCATCTTACCGAAGCCCTTGCCTTTGTTAGCAGTGGCATCTAGGCGACGGTCCTGTGCCCCGTAGAGGAAGGCGTAGAAGACGTTCTTAACGATTAGGTCGCGTTCTTCGGGGGCAAGACCGAGGTTCGCCGTGTTGACCGCGTGGGGGTCCCCGTGAATGTACAGTTCTGCTGCAACAGGGTCACGAAGGTAGTGCCCGAACATACGCATTTCGAGACCTTTGGCATCGTAGCCGACGAGCCTTCGTGTGGTTCGGTCAGCAACTGTCCACAGTTCTCGACATTCTTTACCATATTTTACCTTTGGTTTAGCCTTGGGGATGTTGGCCGTGTTTGGGTTGAAGTGGGTCATGCGGCGAGTAATAGCGCCACAAGTAAGGACCCGACCCCGCATACGGGAGTCTTCACGGTCTACCGCATTTAGCCATGTCTGGAGCATTGAGGCACGTCCAGACAGGACAAGCCAGTCGGCAATG